ACCAATATCTAAAAATGAAGTACTTAAACTATCAGCACTACCCTCAATCAATTGAGTAGCGGCATAAAGTTTTTCTACATCTTCGGTGTTTGCAATAACATTACGTCTTGACGCTTCAGCAATACCTTGCATTGTAGTTTGAACATCCGTAATTGAACCTCCTAAACGAGCAACTCTTGGAGCCGCATCTGAAATTGCTTTGTATGTTTCTGAAAGTCTTTCTTGTCCTTGTCCAAAAGTTTTATTAAGTTCAACTTGGACTTTAGTTGTGTTTACAATTGTATTTGTTAATGTTTCAAACGTAACTGTTGCCTCTTTAGCTAATTTTTGAGTAAAACTTAATTCTTGAATAGTATCTCCTGTTGCCATAATTTGAATGGTGTTTTAATATAAATACAAAAGGACTGAGTTTTCAGTCCTTTGTGTTATCTTCTAACCACTTATCTAATAAATATTTTCTAACAAATAGTGGCATTGATTGAAAATCTTGATACGTTATGTTCATTAATTTGTTCAAATAGTAGAATTCATCTATCTGTCCTTTTCTATAATCAGAAGAAAGGACGAAAAAAGTCAACCCCAAATCCGACATTAACTGTCATCTTTTCTCCTGATGGGGTATTTACAACTTTACTTAAATCTAATCTTGGTTCATTATCATTCATAAATTTTCTTATGAATTTTGAATCCAAAATCGGCATTTGTTCAACAAATTTTGATATTTCTGATTTATCAGTATTTCCATTTACCTCTATAATTTCTTTTTGTAATCTCCAAGTAACTTTTGGTACTACTCTCCCTTTAGGGTATGAATCTTCCAATTTACTTATTTCTAAAACTTCCCCATAAGTTAATGGTTTTAGTTTAATAGTTACCTGTGATTTTGGTAAGGTTGTGATAAAAGTTCCATCTTCGTTAGGTGTTTGACCATTAATTACATTTAACTCGTCTAAAAGAACTGTTGCTTGAAATGGTTTTCTATTTGAAGGGTCAATTAAATTTAAATTAATTTCAGGACCAAAACCAGTATTTCTTAAGAATATTAAAATTGACTCAACATCTCCCTCTAACATATCTTCAACCCTGAGGTCCGGTTCGTAGATTTTATTTCTTAATAGTGTTGTGGTCATATCACTCCCACCTGCCATTAAAATATTCTCATCATTTGCAGTTAGATAACCTACCTTGATAGATTTCTTTTTATTTTTGTAAAACACTCCTCCCGATGGTAGTGGTACTACATCGTGTGGTAACGTAAAGTTTTGTTGTCCGTATTCGTTTGTTTGATTTTCCATATAAAAAAATAACCGTAAAGTTTATGTCTTTACGGTTAAATATAATTAGTATTGATTTTTTATCAACACATATGTTTTTATTAATATTAAAAAATTAATAAACTAATACACAACGGTCCATACGAAGTGAAACAGTAATGTCTGCAAGACCATCAGTACTATACCCTAATGAACCAAAATCAACACTAGTTAAGAATGTACCATACAAAATCCATTTTTCAACCACAACACCTGTTGGGTCTAACATTTCAAGGTCAATATCTTTTTTATAACCCGCAGCATAACCCATACGACCTGTAACAGATTCGGCGTGTAAACGAACCCACTCCATAAGAGCTTGAGATGCAGATGGACCAATTGGGTCTCTAAATTTAACAGGTAGTTCTTCCCAATTAAATCTACCCGCAACATAGGTTGATGTATTTAAAAATTGTATTTCAGTTGAAGCAATTTTAATTTTAGGTCTTGCAGTACTTTCTACAAACCATTCGTTAATCCCTAAGCTTGATGGAAACCTTAATATGAATCGATTCTGTCTTTTCGGTTCGTAAGGAATCGGCATTTTCATCAATAAATCAGCCATATTATTTTAAATTAGTTTTTCTTTGTTTATTATCATAAATATATCCTTTTGGAAAATATTTCTGTTGACTTTCCGAATTTAATTTATTATCATTATAATCCAGACTAGTTTATTTAATTCTAGTTATTTTAACTAGTTTTTAATTATTTATTTAATTCTAGTTCTTTATAACTAGTTAATATTCTTTTTTTATTCCTCCAGCTGTTGAATAAGTTTTAACAATATTACCAGGCTTATTTTTAAAATGTTTTTTCATAACCTCAACATTTCGTATGTCGTCATCAGAAAATCCAATTGTCGGTTTTGATGGTATAAAATTATTACTCACATCTTTTTTCAGGAATGCCCTTTTATCCAAATCAGATGATATTTCTTTAATATAATCAACAAACTTATCCATAGCACGAACTTTAGCTTCTTCCGGATTTGCAGCACCTTCTACATCATTATAAGATACAGGATGGAACTTACACATATCCAAATAAGTTTTAATCAATTCATCATCACTCATTTCATCATCACCGGAGATACTTCTATACTTTTTAAGATTTTTAATTAATTCGTTTTTATCAATACCCTTAAATCCTTCGATAATATAATTGTAAACGGCTTGTTTTAAGGTATTAGGATTGTGTCCACGAGCGGTTATAATAGAAAAGATAGAACCTCCGTTAATTGCCTCTCTAAAGTCGTCAAACGCTGGTCCAATCTTAGCTCTCATTGAATCAATCAGGAAGTCTTTATCTCCCGGTGTTTGGAAATTTTTAAAAGGTTCTTCACCATATCCCACAACAGTCTCTCCATTGTACTCAAAAGGTTCTTTTCCTAATTGATGTCTATATTCCGCAAAATCATCAGTACTCATTCCAATTTCGTCACCGTCCTCAGTTTTAACCATAATCTTTGTTGGCATATGAACAATATTATCATCCCAATCGAACGCATAATATTTCATATCAGGAGTACCCTGTTCATTAATTCCTTCTTGTAATGTTATTTTTTTCATAATTGGCTAAAAAGTGGAGACGAATCCCCACTTATTTTTTTTTATTAAATATTCTCAAACGATGCTCCTGTTGGAGTAATAAAGAATTCAATATCTATAAATTCTAAAGCTTTTGTTGGTTTTAAATAAATTTTACCTGTTAAAGTATTTCTATCTAAATCCTCAGGTGATGATGAAACCGTTACACGGAAATCATATAAACCTCGGTCTCTTCTAATTGAGTCTAAAATTGGGTTAACACTGTCTAAGAATTGTTGTCTAACAATTTGGTCGTTTTGTTCAAACAATAATCTCACCGCCACCGCAGAAATCAACTTACGAGCTTGAAGTAATAATCTTCTTACATTCAATCTATTAAGTGCCGTGTCTGCGACTTGTAACGTTTTATTACCCCAAATAACTGTACCTACATCAGAGAAAGTAGCGATAGGGTTAATCCTACCTTGGTATAATGTGTCTCTATCTTCTTGAGTTAATTTAACTCTAGCTTTTATTGAATTTACAAGACCTCTAGTATAGCCCGCAGATGCAAACCATGGGAAAGCAATGTTATCTGTTAATGCTAAATTTCTACAAACCTCACCTGTTGCAGGTAAATAAATTTGTGTATTATTTACAGTGTCTCTTGTTAAAATCCAAGGATAATAAGTTGCGGTATAGTTAGAGTCGATTCCTGTATTATCTAAATTATCAACCGCTTCTTGAGAATAAATTATATCTTGAGAATTTGTTGAATCCGGAGTATACATGTTGTAGTCAGGAGTTGTTGCAATATAAACAGAATCAGCTCTTTGGTATTGAATCATGTCAATAGCCTCTTCAACTAAGTTAGAGTTATTGATATAATCAATACTTGATGTTGCAAACACATTTATATTTGTTGCTTCAGGATTTGAAAAAGTTAGAATACCAAGTAAGTAAGCGTAGTAATCAGTATTTGCAAAATCTTGAGTGTTATTAGCAACTGTAATTCTTTTAAATAAACCGCTACCTGTTGCATTAGGGTATCTTGTAGAAGACGATGCTCCTGCTAAGAATCCTGATTGACCTAATTGGAATCTATCTTGATTTGTTCTAAACTCTCTATAGATGTCCCATCCGTCAAATCCTCCAGCAAAACATAAAGTATATTTTCTTGAGTAAATGAAGTAATATGGGTTCTCTTGAGTATCAGGGTCTGTTCTAAATTCAGCCGTACCACATTCAAACGCTGTTTGACCACTAGTTAAGGAAGTATTGGTAATTGTAACCACAGTTGCACCTGAGTCCATGTGGAAACCTTTACTCACATAATTCCAAGAAGCCCCTTCAATCGGTTGAGGTGCAATAACCCACGATTGTGGATTTTGTTTACCTTTATAAGTTAAGAATGACTCATCAATACCATATTGTGTTGAAAAACCTAAATAAGTTCTTCTAACAATGTCTCCCGGAGATTCCACAAGATTTTGACCTCCTGTTGCAGCTCCAAACGGTGGATTAGCAATTGTTTCACCAGGGAAGAAATATTTTGTTTTAAATTTTGGAACCGGTGATGGGTTTAAAACTGTATCGTATTCTCTTTGAGTATACCCTTCAAATCCACAAGGAATTGAGTCAATTGGTGCCTCATCCGCCATTTCAATCATTACATATTTTGAAAGTAACGCATATTCTCCGTTAGTTGTACCAAGTTTCTTAGCAACAAAGTTGTTAGAGTTAGGGTCCATATTACAGTTAGTAAATTTTTCAATGACAACAGGGTTAGAATCCGTATCAAAGAAATTTCTTACTAATACATCAAATGTCATATTATTAAATGATAAATTAGCAATTGAAACTTTAACCTCTAAATTTGCTGCGTCTCCATCAGAAATTGAGACAAATTTAAATAATTTATAAACTTTATTACCTCTCAATTCTGAAACTAGATAAGGAGTACTTGGTGATTGATATTGGGCCAAATTATATGCTATTGATGTTGGGTCCTCACTTTTAGCACCGGGTAACGAAACTAACACAGGGTTAATACCTTTAATGTATCCTTGGTTATAGGCATATGCTAATGAACCCGGATAAATCTCTTCAACAAATAAAGGGACTTCATTTCTTGATTTTCCAAAGTTATCAACACCTAATACTTTAGTTATAAATTTAGAAGATGATGCGGATAAATTTGTTTCAAAAGTAAAATTATCACCATCTTTAGTTACACCTGATAATCCAAATGATGCGTATGGGTTTTGATTAATTTCAGCGTATTGGTCAGTAGATAGTAAATTAACATTTGTTAATCCACTTACTTCGTAAACTGGTCCGTGATTATCACTTGTTGAACTATTAACATATAACGAGATACCTCTTGAGCGAATTGTTGCAACAACCATGTTATTATATTCAGTATATGCGGTTCCGGTAAAACGATAGTAATCTCCCGATATAGTTCCTGAAAAACTACCAGTCGCTCCCGTAGTAATTGAATTAAATATATAGTCAAATGAATAACCTGAGTAAGAGTTTCCTGTATAATTATCAAAATTAGCGTAGTACCATGAATCATTTTGACCAGCAGTCAAATCATTATTTGACAAATCAAGAGAATCAACACCATATGAATTTACAATAGCACCATATTGGTTTAATAAATTATAATAATCACTTTCAGGTATTGAACCATAAGCAACGGCAGTTGTTGCAGACAATGTTGGGTCACCAACTAATGTTAATATAGTATTTGTTATATCGTCATCGTATGTTGATGTACTTCCATCAGAAAGTCTATATTGATTAAAGAAATCTGTTTGAACCGCAGATGGAAATGACCCACTAGTAAAACTAACGGTTCCTGTATCGGTTGAACCTGTAAAAGATACCGACCAAGAAGTGGAACCAATTGGGTTTTGATTAATAGTTGTTGGGTCAACATTTGCCGTAACTCTAATACTCCAAGATGGTCCTGCATCATATCCTGATAAACCTAAGATTCTTGTGAAAAACAATTGATTTGATTGTTGCAAGTAAGATTTAGCAATGTATGCCGCTTCATATTTAGGGATTTGTGTGTTAACAAATTTTGTTGGTTCCGTTCCTCCAAAAAAGGCTTGGAATTCGTCGTAGTTTGTTATGAATACCGGTTCGAAAGCAGGACCTTTTAAAGTCTCACCAACTAAACCTAAGGTAGTAACACCCACACTTTGTGCTACGAATGATAAGTCAGTTTCTGAAGTGTACACACCCGGTGAAACGAAAACTTTTTGATTTGCTTGTGCTGTTGCCATTATTTAATTATTCTATTGTAGATTTATTTTATAAATAAATATTCAACAGAATATCAAAAAACTTTACTTTTGAATATCTATTTGTAAAGAGTATGAATAAAGTCTACCTTTTTTCTGCCTATGAAACAGATAAAAAAAATCAAGAACATTAAAATAGACCCCGCCGTCCATGAGATACTCAAAAAGTACTGTGAAAAACGAGGATTAAAAATTTATAAGTTTTTAGAAAAATTAATTGTAGAAACCTGTAAAGAGAAGAAAGATATATACGGAGAGGATTAAACCAATAGGTTAATGAATTGAATTGACGACTCTAAATTATTATTGGTTTTAATAACATCAATTCGTAAAATATCGTTAGTTGTTATTTGAATATTTTGAATATTAGAACCATAAAAATCTCCATTGATATATACATCGTATGACCCAACATTAGACGAAGTCCCGAAAGAAAGATTTGCGGTATATGAAACAACATCAGTTAAGGTATTATTCCCAATAATAAATAAATAATTTTCTAAAAATTTATTAGGGTTTTTAGGGTATTTGTTTCTTTTTTTATTATTTCCATTACCGGTTAATTCTGTAAGTAATGTTACTCTCGCAATTGCCGGTTTAACCTCAAATTCTTCTTCGTCAATTAAATAACCTAACATGGTAAAGTCATAATTTTGAACATAATATTTTCTTGAGTCTAAACTCATTTGAG